AAGCTCTATCTCCCACTCATTAGCTAGTATATTAAACTCCCATTCTCCAAACCCTACATTATCTTTTATTAGAAGCTCTTGGCAGTACTCCTCATAAGTCTTAGGCAGTCTACCATCCTCCAGAGCTTTATCATTCATACTATCAGCCATCTCCCTAGTAAAGACTACTGTAGGTACTTCTTTCCATTTAAGCTCCCTACAAACTCTTAGCCTCATATTACCTCCTATCACTACATTATCCTCATCTATTATAATAGGTCTAATATTCATAAACTCAAAGCTATCCCTAACACTATTAAGGAGCTTCTTATATTTCTTATCCTTTATTATTCTAGGATTATCTTTATTGAGTTTTACCTCACTAATTGGTAATACATTCATATCCTTTAACTGCTTCTTTTATTGCTAATCTTACAGCTTTCTGCATTTTCTCTCTAGCTTCTAGAATATCTTTATTTATATCTTTCCTCTCTCCCATAGGCATCTTCCCTATAAATATCTGCTCAGAGTCCATCTCTAACAAAATGTATTTATAGACTTTATTAAAGCTATACTCATAATTCTCTATAGTATCAAAGTTTTTCATATAGTGTACTATAGTGCAGTGAGACTTACCTAAGTACTTCCCTATAGCATCCATAGTCATTAAAAACTCTTCTCTCATTATCTTGCAGAATACCATCCTAGCATATACATACTCTCTCTCTCTAGTTTTTTTTCTTATATCTAAACCTGTATAGAATTGTACTCTATCCTTTATGTAGTTTAGGTCTTTTATTTGTCTCTCTGTCATAGTGTTCCTGTTATAGTAAAGTCATTTACATCAAAGTCCTCTCTTTTGTACTCTTCATAAATTTCTATAGCTCTTTGTACTTGCTCCTCTCCCACTTCATAAAACTCCTTAGATACATCCCATACAGCTATATCTAGATTTTTCTTATCTATACATAAAAACTTAAAGTCCTTATAGCTACATTTGAATAAGTTACAATAGATATACACCTGTAGAAAGTATCTAAATTTATAAGCTGATCTATCAAAGTTTCTAACATCAATAGTAGTTTTTAAATCTACAATACCTCCAGAGTTCTTTAAGATATCAGCCTTAGCTCTAAAAGGATAGCCAAAAAGATTATCTACTGCTGGTATTTCAGTTCTACTATCTCTCATCAGTTCCATAGCTCTAGAGTTTTTACTCATAGCATCTACTAGCCTCTCACAGTCATCTCTTTCTTTAGCAGTAAATACATCTGGATACTCTGCTACAGCTTCCTTATACTTTTTAGTATTCTTACTCTGTACATCTACAAAGACAATATCCTCTAGTTTCTCTGGCTCTAGTAGGTAGGTATGAAATAGCCACCCATCTCGAAGAGCTTGAGAGCTAGACTCATTCCCATAGGTCATAGCATAGTGATAGCTTTTAGGACTATCTAGAAGTAGTTTTAAATTACTAGATGAGAAAGCTGTCTTACCTAAGTAGCCATAGTAAAACTCATCTGAGTATGCATTGTCTATTAATTCACTTTGTTGGTGGATAGTATTATCCAGTAGTTTTATTTTCATTGTTCTCTATTTTTTGTATTATTACTTTTAAAGCCTCTACCTTGAGATACATCTCTGTTATTAGTCTCTCTAGTCTAGCTATTCTTTGTACCTGTGTTACTTTATTCTTTTTCATTAGTAAGGAGGATTATATTCTTTTTTAGCCTCTCTAATATACTCTAGCTCTCTTTGTATATAATCTATAGCTTTTTCTAGATCTTGCTCCTCTGCTCCTTTGTGTGAAGCTCTAACTAAATACTTAATAGCATTACCTCTATTGAAGTTTAGCTTGTAGTCTTGGATAAAGTCTATTACATCATATCCCTTACCATTCTCATAGTGTTTATAGGTAGCTCTCATACTATAGCATTATCTAGTTGCTCTATTAAGTGCCTTATCTCACTCTTCTCAAACTTACCACTTATCTCAGCATTGTAAGTCTTAAAGGTTAGATGATATACATCTTTCTCAGTATCCCCTTTACTTTCTTTCTTTCCTAAATAGTCAATCTTTAAATTCAATTTCATTTTATTATAAATTTAGCTAATTCTCTATACCTATCTCTAAGCATTTCTTTCTCTACTGCTACCTCATTAAAGGTAATCTCAGTAATACTTGGTAAGTCTCTAAATAACTCATAAGCATAAAAAGTCAATACAGTGCCATCTTCTAGCTCCATATTGACCTCTCCATTATTACCTCCCCATAGGGATACAGTTTTGTCTATATAAATTTGTTTAGTCATTGTTTATTCTTTTAAGCTCTACTACTATAAAAAATAGTCCTAAAGCAATTAATGTTCCTACTATAATCATATCTTTACTTCCATAAATTCTGTATGCTCTTTACAATCTGAGCAAACATCAGTATCCATCCATCTATCAGCAAAACAGCACTCAGATACTTCTACCCAGTTCTCTTCTACTTCTCTAGATCTTATAAAATCTCTTATTGGTTTTGGTAGTCTAAATCTCATATCTAAGTCTTACTAAGTTCCACCAAGTTAAGTGCTGGTATTCATTCTCTGTAAAGACATATACTCTACCTCTTTTGTTTGTGATACAGTGTAATCCTGTTTCTAGTACTTTGTGTTTCATTGTTCTATATGGTTTTTAATTAATAAATCTTTTATCTCTTCTAATTGGTTTGCATCTAATAAGTTGTAGATATCTTGAGTACCTATAAATACTGAGTATAAATCTATAGTAGGAGCTGAGCCTACATAGTCATAGGTCTGTTTCTCTCCCTCATTAAAGTCATACTCTACCCAAAGAGTTACATCATTTAGCTGTACTTCTGTCATCATTTAGTCTTAAGTTAAAGTTATCATCTCTTAGCTTTTGGTTTTGTTTCTCTAGTACCATCTCTCTAATCTCTAAAGAGTTAGTATAGGTATACATTTCATAAAGGCTTTTAGCTAAAGAGTCTAGTATTTTGTTATCTGGCTTAGCCTCTTTCCATTTCACAAACTGAGTAGCTATAGCCTCAAAGTTTGCTTCAAATAGTTGTTTCTCTAGTATATTCACTTGTTATCATTAATTTTTAGCTAAACTACAAAATTGTTTATAACTTTCCAAATTAATTAACAATTATTTTTTTTTAAAGTACTCATCCCATACTCTAGGCTCATCATCTTCATACCTATTTATAAGGGTAGCTTGAGACTCTGTAAGCATATATACTTCTTTTTTTACTTTAGTCTTATCCCACATAGTAGTCTTAGGGCAGTCCTTATCATCTACCTTAGGCATCTCTAAAGTATTTAACCAGTAGAGATAATTACCTTTAGGATCATTGACAAAGTATATCTTGACTACATCCTCTTCTAAGCTCATTAGGTTATCGTATTTAGCTTTCTCTAGTAGTTTAGTCTCATAGTACTTATTTCTAAATTTCATCTCTACAACAGCCTTAAAACCCTTTGGAGTATATCCACGTGCATCATAAAAAGTATTCTCATCTCCACACCATTCTAACTTCCACCCATCTAGATTAAGTAAGCCTATGGTAGCTTTTTCATATTTCTCTACTATATTCATTCAGTTGGTTTTTCTATACTACTCCAGTGATTATTTAGCTCTTTAATCCACTGCTGGTATTTTTTCTTATTACAGGTACAAGGCTTCCAGTATTTTCTATTAAATACATCTGCATAGTACTCAGCTATCATTTTAACCTCTTTAGGAGATATACTACTAGAAGTGGACTCTCTAAACTTCTCCCAATTATTATACTGCTCTAAATTCATTTTCTATCAAAATAATTATCTAGTTTATCTCTTCTCTCTTCACAGCCACAATCCTCTCCCCATATCTTTTTAACTACCCACTGTATACCTGTAGCTTTAAATATCTTCTCTAATACTGTCCCTACTTTCATTTATTTGTTTTTTTATATGCTTTACTGTATTGTATAGGGAATAGTAACTAATCCCTGTCTCTCTACTTAGCTGAGCTATCTTTTTACCATTCTCAAAGACCTCCTCATAAATAGTCTTATAGTATATCTTTTTTAGCACCTCACTATCATAGTCTAAGTCCTCTCCATCATAATCAATATAATTAGACTCTAGCCACTTAGTAATAGCTTCCATTTTATGTACATTATTAGGCTCTGTATACTCCTCATCTACAGACTCTGGTAGATAATCTAGGTCTACAAGCTCTATCTTTTTTTCTTTCCTCTTTAGATCAAAAACCATATTCCTAAGAATAACATAGCACCCATAGAAATTAGGACTATTCTCATCATAAGAGTAGTCTTTGTCTATCATTTTTATATAAAACTCCTGTACTATATCTTTTGCAGTATCTATATTACAGCCTAAGTCCATAACATAGCCTATCCAGAGTCTCTGATATTTGTATAGTTTACTCAGCATCTCTTGTATAGGATAAAGATATTAATAGTATCCCTAGCATTAACTGATAGATAACTTGCTTCCCCTCTTCCTTATACTCTTCATCATATAGGAATAAAAAGCCAAACCCTGTAATAATTGTAAATTGTATCACAGGGCTGTACTTATCAGTATAGGCAATTAAAAATAGTAATAAAACTATAAAGCTGGTTAGTATGTATAGTATCATAGCTAAATTTTTTCTTAAAGCTACGAATTTTTTTTAACTTTATTTTAAACTTTTTTTAAAAATTGCTGAGCTTTCACATCTTCACTTATCATTCTAATCACAGGCTGTCCATTTATTTCAAAGCCTACATTATTTTTCATAGACCTTAACTGTATAGGCTCATCCATACTAGTAGGCTTACCTCCTGTCTCTACTTCCTTTACTTTCCTCACGTGGATATGAGTATACATCCAATCACTAGGATGCTGTATATATCTATGTACTACCCAGAAATCATCAGCTCTGTTTACAAACTTACCACCACCCTCTACATCACTAGCCATAGGAGGTATAGGATAACCAGCATATTGATGGTCTACTCTATGTAACATTCTTATAGCTCCTGTATTAGCGTGTACATTTAACCATATAGATACATTATGGTTTTTACAGAATAGTCTAAACTCTGTAGTAGCTTGGTAGTCATACTCGTGCCCTCCTAAACTCTTCATTAGCTTCTCATCCTTTGCTAAAGAATTGTAAGGATCTATCATAAAGCCATCATAGTTCCAAGCATTTTTATACTGCACCCCTAAACTTATTAAGTCTCTATAAGTATACAGTTTCTCAGAGTCTATAATTTTAAAATAGTCATCTATAAAGTCAGTGCATTTTATAAACTGCTCCTCTTCTATTAAGTGTATAGGTTTTTTAGCTAGATACTCTACTAGCTTTCTTATTATACTATGAGGCTGGTTTTCACTAGAAAATATTAGCCACCTCTTTTTATGTTTTAGTGTATAGCATAGCATTAAAAATAGTACTGCTGAGGTCTTACCTACATTAGCCTGTCCTAGTATTACATTAAAGCCATTAGGTTTAAATCTTAGGTACTCATCTATATCTGGAATATCTAGTCTTAATCCCTCTTTGATGCTACCATTTCTTATTTGTCTTAGTTTCTCTAATTGTTCTCTATAGTTTATTATCATAATGTAAAAAAAAAGGCTACCCTGTTAAGAGTAGCCAAGTTAAACAAACAAAATCAGAAAGGCAAATCTGAGGTCTCTCTATCTGGCATATGCTCTTGAGTAGATACAGGCTCTTTCTTAGGAGAGTTATATACTCTAGCATAAAACTTATTAGGATCTTTACCACTTCTAAGTATATCAAACTGTAAGTAGCCTTTATTAGCTTCTGCTTTATCCTTATTTTTTTCTATCCACTCTGCAAATTCTTTAGCATTGAAAGATACATTACTTACCACAAAATCTAGCTTAGAGCTTTTAGGGAATAAAAAGTTTAAAAATTCTATATTACTATTCATAATTATTCAGTTATCCAATTAAACATTATCTCTGCATCTTCTATAACAGACTGCACATCACTTGTACCTCTACTAGCGTGAAGCTCTGAGGATGCTTTTATACAAGTTTGTTTAATAATTGAAGTCTGTATACTGTCCTTACTACTAGTGCTACCACTAGAGTTACTACTATAACTTTTATTAGAGTAATCATCTCTAACTAGTTTAGCATTTTTCATCTGCTGATTTGAGACTGTATATTTAATCTCATCCCCTACAGATGCTTTAAAATCTCCCTTTGCAAAGAAAGTAAAAGCCTCTCCATCTGCAAAAGTTACTAGGTACTTATTCATACCATTCCACTGACCATTAGTATCAATGTACTTAATTCTGCCATTTTTCATAAATTAAAATATTAAAGGTTATTATATAGGTTTCTCTGTTGTTCTACTTCTAGCTTAGCTTCTAGTAGTCTGACTCTTCTCTCTAGAGCTTCTACTCTAGCATTTAAAAAGTCTATTGTATCTGGAATAGATACTCTCTTTACATCTTCACTATGAGTCATCTCTAAAGAATATATAAGCATTAAGAGTAGGAGTAGATAGTATACACTGTAAGTCTATTATTACAGAATACTTTAAATTGCCTACAAACCTTTCTGTTTCTAAAGTTTCAATAATTTCAGAGACTGTTTGTGGCTCTTGATCTGCGTGTTGCTGTAGTTTTTTGAGATACTGTGGTCTCAGTTTTTGTAATAAATTCATATAGTTATCATTTTAAATTCTTTCCAAAGCTAAACAAAAAAATTTAATTAACAAAATAATAACAAAAAAAAAGAGCATCCCTAAGGACACTCTCTCTTGAACAATGATAACAAACTTAAAAAAACTAAGTCTAGACAAATGTACGCTATAATAACCTTTCTACCAAATCTTGATAGTATTTTATTTTTGTCTCTAGCTCTATGTTATCAATCTTTAAAGTCTCTTTACTTTTTAGTAGCATACTCTCAGCAGTACCCTTACCATACTTAGCATCTAAACCTATAGAAAATTTATACTGCTCTCCATATCTAAAAACATTACATCCAGCACACTGTACTTGGCAGTTAGTCTCATCCCATCTAGTACTAAGATGCTTTCTAGACATAAAATGACCATTCTGTAACCTCTTCCAGTGATCTACCTTACCACAGGTAAAGCATTCACTATTATTATTCTTAGCCTCTCTAAGTCTAATATACTGAGAAAATACTTTATCTAGCTTCTCTATAAGTTTCTTTCTAGTACTCTTCTTAGCCATAACGCAAAAGTAAATCTAAAATTTTTAAAAATAAATTAGGATATTAAAAAAGTTCTATTATATTCTATACTATAGTAGTACTATATAGATACTACTCTATAGTAGATACTATATAGCTAAACTATATAGAAAATTATATATATATTAAATCTATAGTATAATCTATATAGTTCCATATAGTAGATACTATATAGTATACCATATGTTTTCCACTTTAATTATTTTTTCCAGTGTTTAGTGATTTTTTCAGCACTTCTCATACCAAAAT